GGCTTGAGCGTCACCATAGAAATATCGCCCGGCTGCAATCTGCCCATTGCAACCATCGCCCCACCCGATTCCGGCCCCCAATCCACGTAATTCGTTGCATCCTGGTTCTGCACCCAAATCGCCCGCGCCGCAGTCACCCCGGATACAGACAACACCTCTTCTGTCGTGCCGATATTTTGCACGCCCTGCCAAGCACCGGCCGTGGTCTGATCCACGCGAATGTCTTTCGACAGCTTCGCGTTAATCGGGCCGTTGCTGACTTGTAGTGTGGCGCTCAGGCGAATTTCATCGGACATCGCTAAACCGTCACCCACTCGGGATAGCTGTAGACCTTCGCGGTTACGTCCAACGTCTGAACGCCCTTCACCGGCTTGGCGTGTGTAACCGCGATGCTGAAGTTTGCAGCTAACCCGAATGCGCCTTCGGTGCCGCTGTCGCCAGACAGGTCCATCAATGCGATCGGCTTGCTGTCTAGGAACGCCGCCATGATCGCATCCACGAACGTGCCGCCGTGCAGGGCTTGCATTGTCCAACGAATTTCGCCAGCCTTGAGAACAGTGGCCGAAGCCTCCCAGCCGAGCTTGGCTGTCGCCCGCGTGGTGATGTCAACTTCGGTGGGCGTGAAGTTGTCGGTGAGGTCGGCAATGTTATCTTGTTCGGTCCATGTCAGGCCGTCCGCATCATCGCTGGATGTTTTGAGGGCCGTGCTGTAATACAGCACTGCGTCTTTACCAAAGAGTGGCATTGTCTCTGCTCCTTATCGCTAGGCGTGAGCCGTGGCGCTGTTGATGATGTCGAGCTTCAAATTGCTTGCCGACGTTGCAACACCCAGCACGGTGATGTAATCGCCTGTGCCCAGGTCTGCGACTGGCACAATCGCCCCTGCCGTCGCGTCCGAAACGCAATAGGTTTCGCCAACCGTGAGCGTGGCCCCGAGATTGATGTTGCCAGCGTCTTCCTGGTACACGATTGGCTGGCCGCTCGATGAGCCGGTTAGTGCAATTCCATTGCAACTTGCCGTTCCCGCCGCGTTGGCGCGGCAGCGTTTGAGTTTGTTGCTGTCGGCGGCGTCGCGATACACGGGCATTCCGGCCGTGATCGTGTCTCCCGACGTGCCGATCTTGCGGCTTGTTCCAATAACATTGCCAGCGGTTTGGGTGAGTGCGGCCATATTCGAGGCACCTTATTTGAGGTCAAACTTTTCCATGTTGTCCGCCAATTTCTTGGCGGCGATTGGCAGCGTGAGTTGCACAAACGGACGTGGTCGATAGACCCAGCGGCGAGTACGTTGGTTTTTGCGAATGCGATGAATTTGCTTTGTCTTGGGGTCGTAGATTTGACGCCGCATGACGACGCCACCAAAATTGATTAGCTCGGGGACTGTCTTGCCGGATGCGGCCACTTCCTTGTCTTGCGATTCCAGCTTCGATGGCCCAACGATTAGGCTCTTGGTGCCCATGTCGTATCCAAACAAAATTTTGTCTCGCAGCATCGCAATTCCGCGGCGGGCCGACGGATAGTCGCCGGGTTGGCTAGCGCTTTTACGATGCCGCATTCCGCGTTGCATGGCCGTCTGCGCAAACGCCCCAGTAGACCCAAGTACGCGCTGCGTCTTCTTGTCCATCGCATCAAGCACTCTTGCTCGATCGAAGAACATCGACTTCACAACGAATTGGAATTTGTCAGCCACTGGTATATTCCAGTTCCGTTGCCGATGCGAAGAAGTTGAACGACTGCATCGCTTCCGCGTTGTACACTTCTGCGTACTGCTCCTGCTCAAAACCCACGAACGATGCTGACCAGTCATCAAACGTAAAGTCCGCATCTGTTAGTGCGTCTTGAATCTGCTCTACAAGCTGGTGTAATTCTTGTAGTTCTTGGTCCGCGTCACTGTCTGATGTAGCCCTCAGGTGTTTCTGTACCGCGACAATTGGCAGGTATGATTTCTGATGCGACCTCCGTGTGACACGATCGGACTTGATGCTGCCAGGGAATACGAGAACGCTTGCTATATTTGCAGATTCCAATTCCGTTTCAGTTAGCGGTGCCCAGCGCCTTTCGGCCACAAATTTTATGGGAAAGTCACCGGACGACTCATTGATTTTTGCCGCTATGGCATCAGCTAATTCAACCGAGCGGCTCATTTCAACGGAGTCTCAATTGTAAACACTCGTAATTGCTTCTCTGATTGGTCAGTGAACCGATAGCACCGCTCACCCAATCTCGGCAGCACTTGGAATTGTCTTCCGTTACTCATCACACAATCGTTTCGCTGAGGCAATACCGCAGCACCATCAATCCTCAAGTCATCTCGCCAAATGATCCAGTCGCATTCTCGTCCCGAAATGTTTGCTTCGTCTAAATCACGGTCGCGAACACTGGCCTTGATTGCATCCAGTTCAACCGGCTTGCTCCCACGGCTGTACGTAATGCGGACACCGGCAGCTTTGAGAACTGCGCGGTGCCGCACTTTCGTACTTTGCGCGAACAAGTTCATTAAGTTACCAACGCTTCCGTGTCGCTTTGGCTGTCCGTCACAACGATCGGCACGCCAAACGCTTCAGTTGGAAATGGAGCCGGTGTTCCGGTCGGGCTGTAGGTTGTGCGGGACTTCTGCAACTGCTTCAAGCTACGCCGACTCATCAGCAGATGCGTCGGCCCAAAACCGATCGGAAACAGCGAAAGCAAATCGGAAATCAACAGGTCGGTTAGCCCCTTGCCGCTGTCGTTTGTGAGATTGCAGATTCGGCCAACGTCATAGACTCCGCCCTCCTGCATCCCAAGCCACATCGTTCCAGGCGTGTAGTATGCCGGAAACGTTTTGTTGTCCGTGCCAGGATTGACGACTTTCTGGACGACAACGGTCTCGCCCAATTCAATGGCCGAGCCTTCGCCTTTGTAGACGCCGCATACTCCATTCTCGGCGACACGCACAGCCCATACGCTTGAGGCAGTGGCGGCCGTGGTGCCAGCGGCGTTGACCACCATCGCGTCCGCCAATGCATCGACGGTTGTGAGATTGCGAAAGCCGCTGAAGCCGGACGCATTCCCGGTTCCGATCGTGCCGTTGATGATCTGCACTTCAGCAATTTTTAGTGCAGCCAAAACGTGCAACATGCCTTCGCGGTCGATGTAATCGCGGCGACCTTTACGCCAGGCATCGGCCACGCCGACATCCGCTTCCCAAGTGAAATCGAGCAACTTCAGCGTGTCGGTGATAATCGTCGTCGCCGACTTGCTCATGTCGCGTCCGGCGTTTTCACTCCGAAACCCAACCGTCGGGAGCGTGGTGACTTTAGGGTACTTGTGTGTAGTTCCGTTCGATGACGGAACCATCGGCAAGAGATTCAAAAACGGAACTGCCGTCAGCACGTCTTTGATCTCGAATGGCGCGAGATCGAAAGCGTCTGCCAACAAGTCGGAAATGGAATGCAAACTGTCAGCCATGATAGTGCCTCACTTACAAATCGATTAGCGTTGTACTTCTCCGGCAAACCTAATTTTCGACGCTAAGCCTTTGTGCTTTGCGTCGGCAATTTCGCCGGATTGAAAATCAACAGGGTTCGCCTCGCCGCTGGCTGCCAATGCACCGCTTAGTCGCTTTTGCAGATCGGCGATTTCCGCTTCAAGCTGAGCAATGCGTTCCGATTGTTTCTTTGCGTTGAGGTCCGCAGCTTCCTCGAATGTCTTGCCCTCGACAAACCACAACGCGCCCTCTGCGCCGAACGCCGCGACGAATTTCTGACCAGCAGACAACGGCGTTTCGGTCGCTGGCTGCTCTTCGGTTGCGGGAGTTGCTTCGGCCGTGGATTCGATTGGTTCTGGTACTTCATTGACCGACGGTGCAGATTCTTCTGCCATTTTTTTTATCTCCAACTTATGGTTGGCAAGAAATTGTGTGACGAAGCCGGCCACACGGTCGGCGTCCAATCCGAGCGCCACAACAGGCGGACGCTCGTCGATTAAGCCGAGCGAGTATTCTGCGATGGCAGTTGCTTCTTCTGCGAATTGTTGCTCGCGACGAAATAGCCCTTGAGGATTCGCGGCTGGTTCATCCACCACGTCAGCAGCTCGTAGAGTTGCGAGCCTCGCGTGGGGCAAATTCTGTTTGTTGTTCTGATCGGGACTGGCAAACGTTCCCTGCTCATCGATGTGCTCGCTGAGAAATGAGCCTTCCGCGGCTGCGTCGGGTTCGTAGACGATCGACAACCCAAAAGACTCTGGGTCTTCAGCCGCTAAATCCATCACGTACTTAGCCAAGTCGCCATCTGGAGTGTTGTGTCCGGCTTGCGAGAAGTGCAGATCGGCAATCGTCTGATTGCCTTCCGTGCGGGCGTTCATTACACGACCGAGAAAGTTACCTAACCCGTCGCTGGACAATCCAGGATGCGTGAATCGCGCCTTGACGCCCTTGTTGTAGCGGTTGATGTGTTGCGTCGTGGCGTCAACGAACTCTTGGTCTAGCCACAATCCGTGCCCCAGCGCCTCACCAGCTGTGGTGACCGATACACCGCGGATGATTCCTTGACCACGATATCCGCCGTACGCATCGATGTTTAGCTTCGAGCCTTTCGATTGCGGCAGCCTGCGGAACTTCGTTGGCTCCGATAATTTCTCGCGCTTAGCGTGTGGCATCGTTGCCCCCTACTGTAATTTCCGGCGCGAACGCTGAACTGTCTGCGTACACTAGATCGACGCCCTTGCTCTTGGCGTATTCCATTGCCGCCGCAATCTCGTCAATGTTCGTCTCGAAATCCGTGCCAACTTCACGGCACACACGTTGCGGGCTCGTGACACCCATCGCTATGCCCATCGCTTGGCCCCGCGCCTCCTTTGCAGGATCCCACCAAGGAGTCCCGGCGGGAACGTGCTCATATTTGAGGTCCGCAAACTCCATCCCATTCGGCAGCCGTAGCGTGCCATCCGCAACCGCCAACCCAAGCACCCATTGCGTCCACCAGTTCAAGCAATCCTGGATGTCCGCAATTTTGTTGTCGCAGCTTTTGAGGTACTGGATTAAGCCGCCGCGTGAGCCGTAGAAGTTCGTGAAGGATTCGTCGAAAAATGAATAGGGAATGTCCAGCGTCCGCAGCGCAACGTGAATCATTAGCTTGAGAAAGTCAGTCGTGGAACCGCTGGGGTTGCCACCGTTGAGCACTTCGGCGCGGTCGCCAGGGTCCATATCGAGCAAGAATGGTCCTCGTCCAAAATCGACCTCGTATCCGGCGTCCGCTTGGCCGTCGCCATCGGTATCGACGGTTGGCGAATACTGCCCGATCCCTTCGGAGGCATCGCGATAAATTTGAATGCCGAAAAGCTGCTCAATCTTCGTGCGCGCTAAAGTGTATTCAAAACCTTCGTAGACATCGCGAAACCAATTGAGCGCCGCCGTAATTGGAGAGATACCACGAACTTGATCGAACCGATCGTACCAAGCGTGCAAATAGCCGTTGCGGGCCGGCACTGTCCGTGCAAACTCGAACTGACTGCCGCTCGCTTGCCGGTTATGGATTGCGTAAGACAGCGTGGCACCAGATGTATCGACTCGGACGCCGTTGATCCAGGATTCATCCGACTCCGGCGGATTGCGAATCCGATCCGACTCGACAAACTGAATCCGGCCGCGTGCGTCACCAATAGGACCGGGGCTCAGCACTTTCATCAGTAGGCAGTCGCCGGCGATGGCGCGGCACCCTTCGGCCAACCGAATTGCCCGCCGCAATGGATGACGGCCAGCAATATCGAATTGCCTGCTGGTGGAACGAAAGTCGATAAACGCTTCCAGTTCGCGATTGAAGTCTTGATCCGCTGTCTTCGCCTGGAATGAAAATGCGGTTACGTAGTCAAGATGCTTGCCAATTGCCCAGCGGGCAATCGCGAAGTTTCGCGCCAACTCACGGGCATTAGCTTCGAGTATTCGCCGTGTCCGTTGATCGGCTAAAGCGTCTTCTGAGTAGGTGACGCTTGGTGGCGATGCGCGGCGACCAACGTCCGCAGCACCGTGATACCCACCGGCCTTAAGGGACTGCCGCAGCGCATTCTTGAGTGTCCCGAAAAGGCCCATCAGTACCCCATTGCTGTACGCAGAATTACCGTGCCGCTGACTGGCCGATTGCGACCGGCAGCAATTAAATCAGGATTGCTGTTGCGCATTTCTCGCCGCACACGTTCCAGATGCTTTAGATCGAAATCGACCGAATGACCGTCAGCACTGGTGCGAGTGACACCGGACTCGATAGCTTCATCGAATTGCCGAAGTTGATCAGAGTTGTCTACGGCATCAGGCATGACCGCATTCTAAATTCCGCCGGCTGTTTCCCATTGACTTATTTAGCAACGAAACTAGGTTCGGTAGTTTTTTCTTCGTCGCAAGTGGGCGGGATAAATGCCATCACTATGTACCGCTGACCGCACTCGCAAATTTTCCAGCGGCGTTCGACACGTACGAACTGGCGTCCGTCAGGACGAGTGCCACCGCCTTCCGTGACCATCGGCGAATAGCCGTCGATCGTTGTGAGTTTCACGGACCCACACACTCGGCAGGAAGCTGGAACTTCTTCGATATACACATACTGATTCGTCTTGCTGCCGAGCGGGCGACCGCCCTTTGATTGTTTGGCCATATAGTTTCCTAGCTCAAATAACTCACGCGTTTGCGCTTACTCGGCTTAACAGCCACTGCAATTCTTTCGCTGTTTCGCGACACCCCGGCAATCGAGGCCCCAACGAAGCAGCCAACCAAGCAATCTAAACCCTCGTTGTCCCGGCCCGGTATCTCGCTGAACTCGTAAACCGTGCGACCGCAGGATTCCACGCGGGTTGGCTTTTCAGCTCGTAAGTGGTCGGCCAGCATTCGGTGAACTTGCGGAGCTGCCTTGAACAATTGAATGCCGCTGCGTGAGCCAATCGAAAGCGATAATGCCTCGTGAACCCGCTTCTTCCAAAAGTTGGTGTCAAATGTCACCCATCGCGCCGGCCCTGGGCCATCCCGCCAAAACCAGTTGAGCAAATCCGTTCGCCACTTCTTAGCCCGCTGAGCTTGGCTAAATGGATTCTCGGAAGCCTTCACGCCATGCCCCTGCGTAATGGTGATTGCATTGGCGTACTTCGACTGTCGGGCATAGCATTCAACGGCCTGCGTTCGTGCCCGCCAGTTGCCGTCAATGCACCAGCGGGACAATCGAAGTGCGCGGCCACTCGGAGTCACGTACGAAGCACCGCACAACTTTTCGCCAAGTTCGGTGAGCGCGCCGAACATCATGCCGCCTTCGTCGCCCGAATAGGTAGAACTGAGCTTCTTGCGGATGTCGCGTCTGGTGAAGTAATTTCGCTTCTGGTCTGGCCATGCGCCGTAGTCCAGGATGTAGCCCGTGAAGTCGGGAGCCCACGCGCAAACCATCCAGAACAAATGATCTTTCTGCACATCGGTAAACGCCGTCACCACTGCGCATTCATCAGGCACAACACCGCGGCCGTAGTTCGTCACCTTGCGGGCGATAGACTCGACCGGCAATAGCTCTAAATCCTCCTGCGCAATGATCGGTTCATTCTGGCATTCCGCATAGAATGCGGCCTCGTCTCGAATCCGCAGATTCATTGCGTGCTGGATGGCGCTAACTTCGTCCTCGTGGTGCCGGTGCTCCCACGAAACACGCGCACCATCGTCCATCGCCTTGCGGTTGCGGCGGTAGAAGTTGTTGACGGTTTCCATGTCACCGCCCTCCCGCAA